GGCGATCGGTTCCGGCCACTGGTTCCGGCGATCGGTGACGGCAGCGCGGTTCCTGCCGCTGGTTTCTTCTTTGGTTCCGGCGATCGGTGACGGCAGCGCGGTTCCTTCTTTGGTTCCGGCGATCGGTTCCGGCCACTGGTTCCGGCCACTGGTTCCGCTGGTTCCTGCTTTGACCCCATGGGGGGATAGTCATAACTAACCCAGGCCCGAAGGGAATCCCGCGAGTAGCCAAAAATTCAAAAAGCCTCTTGACAAAAATTCGCGTTAATGTTAAAATACGTTATGAAAGGAGGGGTCATGATGAAAGGCTCCGATATCGTAATCGCTCTCATGAAAGAGCAAGGCATCACCCAAGTGGCCATGGCTGAAAAGATGGGTTATCGTACTCAGTCGAGTGTGCGGGACAGGCTGGTTGGGAAGCATGACATGAGGGTTGACACGCTTGTCAATTTCCTGCGGGTGCTTGACTGCGACCTGGTGGTGAGAGACCATAAAACTGGGAAAGAGTGGATGGTCACGGATCAAGACCAGGGTCAAGACAAGAGTCAAGTCCAAGACCAAGGTGGCGAGGTTATGGATCGTCCTTCAGAGCCGGACAAGAAAGGAAAGTTGACCCCCATTGAGGAACTGCTTCGGGCGGGTACTATCACTCCCGAACAGGCGATCGTTGCCGGGTGGGTTCCTTCTGTCGAGATGCTGGACAAGATGCTGAACAGCTAAGCGAGGTGCTATCATGGAAAAGAAGAGAGCCTGTATATACACACGAGTATCAACAGCAGAGCAAGCGAACGAGGGGTACTCAATAGAAGAGCAAGAGCGTATGTGCAGAGCTGCTATTGAGTCTAAGGACTGGGTATACACTCAGACATTCAGCGATCCTGGCATAAGCGGCAGGACAATGGAGCGGCCCGGACTGCAAGCAATGATACAAACCATCTCTCGCCACGATATCGATGCGGTTGTGATCTACAAGCTGGACAGGCTGTCGAGAAAGCAGCGGGACACGATGACCATCATAGAAGACATCCTGCTGAAGAACGGCATTGCCTTAGTCAGCCTGAACGAGACACTGGACACAACGACACCATGGGGCAGAGCGATGATCGGGATCCTCTCCTCCTTTAACCAGATGGAGAGTGAGAACATCCAGGCGCGAACTGCTATGGGCCGCAAGGCAAAGATTTCGTCTGGTGGTTACGGTGGTGGCAAGCCTCCGTACGGGTACAGAGCGTACAATAACGAACTGGTTATAGATCCTACTGAAGCAGAAATAGTACGGTATGTGTTTAAGGCCCGTGCTACATCCCAGTCCCTGTCAGCGATTGCCCAGTCTTTGAATGCGATGGGTTACAGGACGAGGAAGGGAACACCATTCAGGCATTCGGCGATACAGTCGATCCTGTCTAACGAGGCCACATACAGGGGCCAGTATCAGTACGGAGACCAAGTGGTAGAGAATCAGCACGAAGCGATCCTTTGAGGGGAGGTGGAGTATGAACAACAACAACTACTACATCTACTGTTGGTTTTGTAAGGAATGGGGTGACATCCCGTTTTATGTAGGGAAGGGTCATGGTGACCGATATTGTTCAGTATGTAATCGCGGACAGGCTTTCAAAGCTATAACATCCAGATGGACTTGTTATTCCCTGATTATGGAGGACGAGTTAAGTGAGGAAGAGGCTTGTGAGCGAGAGGACATCTGGAAGAGGATACTGATCTTTGACTATGGGTATCCGATTATGGATGGGGAAGGTCATTCACAGGCATTGAAGAATCTGGCGATTAAGCGTGTTAAAGAGAGGCTACGCAAGGATAATCCGAATTATAAGGATGGTCGGCCTCCCGTCACCCTGCCAAGAGCCGAAATCGAAAAATTCCGAAAAATGCAAAAAGACCACATTATGACTGCTGACCAAATCTGCACAGAGTTGCATATCAGCAGGGCCACCTGGTACAAGCTATTGAAAGCAGCGTAACCCATTCTTCCAAATCATAGTGCGAATTAGAGCAAATGTTCTGATTCGCGCTTTTTTGTTTTCGGAGGTGAACACCACACATGACATTTCTGAGCCAAGTACGCAAAGCCGCGCTCGAACGCCCTTCCCTGCAACTGTTTCGGGACTATCTGTCTGTTGCCAAGAACGAGGGGACAACCCAGGACATTCTCACATACATTGAGGATGTAAAGCAGCTCATCACCAAGTCTGTTACCGCTACAGCCCCGTCAACCGCCACTACTCAAAGCGACCTGACGGAGTATATGCTGCTCCAGAAACGCGCACTGCTGATAGCGGCTCCGCAGCATTTCGACAGCTATCTACAGTATGTGGAGTGGGACAGGGAGCCTAAGAGGAGCTTCTATCTACCCCGCCGGAAGCAGCTACTGCCTATTGTAAACGCCCTGCAAGACCTTGCTGATGACAAACTTGATCTGCTGTGCGTCTCCCAGGCTCCCGGAACTGGAAAACTGGTCGAAAATGACACAAAAGTGTTCACTCGTCAGGGGTGGAAGAAGCATGGTGATCTTGTCGTGGGGGATGAAGTAGTCGGTCTGGACGGGAAGTACAAGAAGGTGCTTCATGTATTTCCGAAGGACATGGCTGACTACGAGGTTACATTCACGAACGGCGAGGTGATCCGCTGTCACGGCAACCACGAGTGGGTGGTGTATGACAGGCATCGTCCCGATTGGAAGCATCCTATCATCAAGACCACGAAGCAGATGGCGAGTGTAAAGCTTGATACGGGTACTCCCGGAAAGCGAGGGCATCGGTACTTCTATCAGCTTCCTCTTGCAATGCCTGTCGAGGGTGATGTACTTGACCTTCCTGTTGATCCGTATGTGCTTGGTATGTGGCTTGGTGATGGGACTACTACAAAACCAGCTATTACCATAGGCAATCGTGACCGTGTGCTTGTGTATGAGATGGCAAAGCGAGGCTATCATATCAGGCATATCTACGAGCAAATTGGTTGCAAGAGATATGAATTCTACAAGCTGGGAGACGATCTCCATAAGCTGGGCTTGTGTAACTATCACCATACGATCCCAAAGTTCATTCCTGAGATGTATCTGAGGGCCTCCATCCAGCAGCGTCTTGCCCTTCTGGCTGGCCTCATCGATACGGACGGCACAAAGGATCGCGCTACACGGTACACCTACAGCACAACGAGCGAGAATCTCAGGGACAGCGTGTGCCAACTGATCTCATCCTTTGGCTGGAGATACTCGATGTCCTTAGAGCATCCGAAGATGAGCAGTTCCGGCATTCTTGGCAGGAAGGTTGTGTACATCATATCCTTCACGCCTGACCTGAAGATACCGTGCCGGGTTCCCCGCAAGAAGATACACGTAGGTGGCTTACAGCGGAGGGTTTCGATCTCCTCCATCAAGCCAATTGAGCCAAGAGAGGGCAACTGCATCCAGGTTGAGGGCGGCATCTACAGAGTCGGCGAGACAATGATCCCGACCCACAACAGCACCATGGCGATCTTCTATATGACATGGCTTGCCGGACGCAATCCAGATGCCCCCATCTTAGGTGCATCACACAGCAATGCATTCATTCGTGGAGTATACGATGAGTGCTTAAGAATTCTGGATGCTCACGGCGAGTATTTGTGGCACGATGTATTTCCGACTCAATCTGTCAGCAGTACAAACGCCAAGGACTGCCGCATCGACATCGGACGCAGGAAGCGTTTTGAGACGCTGGAGTTTACTTCTATCGGAACAGGCAATGCGGGTCTGTATCGTGCGGTGCAGCTCTTGTACTGCGATGACCTGGTCAGCGGTCTGGAGGTTGCTCTGTCCAAGGAGCGTCTGGACAAGCTATGGGAGGTTTACACGACTGACCTGAGACAGCGTAAGATGAGCAAATGCAAAGAGCTTCACATCGCCACGAGGTGGTCTGTGCATGATGTGATCGGTAGGCTGGAGGAGCGTTATCATAACGATCCCCGTGCGCGATTCATCGTCATTCCGGCCCTAAATGAGGCAGATGAAA